TTACCAGTGAGGTAAGTTGTCCACTCTCCACAATCAATATCGTGCATCAACATATCTTCCAAGAATGAAGCCATCGTTCTGATAGCAACATCTTCGGCATCATTGTTGGTTGCAAAACCTATGCGATAGCAAAGGATGTCACCGTCAATCAGAGCTTTCACAGTGTGTCGTCCGCTTCCACTAAATCAGAAACATCAACACCGCCACCAGTGTACTCATTCAAGTCAGTTACTACCATCTTGACAATCCCAAGGGAGATGCCCTTCTGACCTGTTGGTGACTTCCAACCATAAGGCTTAACCATGAGGTTAGCTTTAGAGCCGTTGCCCACTTTAGTCGTTGCAGGAATCACATCACCGTTCTTGTCGTATGGTGTAATCTCGTAGTTGGAAGATTTACAAGTGACAAACGCATTGCGATCGTCTTGCTTGTTGCGAATCTGTATACCTGCCTCTTCGATCTTAGCAATCTGATCGTCAGTTAGGTTAGACAAATCAACCTGAAACTTATTACTAAGTTGGTTGCGCTCATAAAGGAACGGCCAGTACAGTTCCACATTCTCTAACTTAAATACTTCACTCATTACTTTTCTCCTGTAAGGAAGTAACTATATTATAACACATTAATTTAGTGTGTGTCAAACCATGTTTTACCAATTTTTGCTTCGGCATCTACTGGACATCGAAAGCCCAAGGTAATCCCCGCTTTACGGGCAGAGTCAACCATGATTGCCGCAACTTCTTCGCCATATCTCTCCTCTGTTTCAATCTGTATTTCATCATGGACAAACGCAACCTGCTTAACAGGGAGCTTTCTAGTCTTGAATGTCTGGTGCGCTTCAACACACCATTGCTTTGCAATAATAGCACCGCATCCTTGAAGCAGGGTATTGAGGGCTGCGTGTTCTGATCTGACCAGTATTCTCCGACCGTCCAAGCCTGGTACATACCCTTTGCTCGCCACCGTCTGCACCTTCTCCATAAGTTGTTTGAGCTTAGGGGTATTGCTATAAAAGTTACTGAGAGTCCTCTGAGCTTGCCGTTTACTTGTATCAAGTATCGTTGATAGTTTCCCAATCCCACATCCGTATAGGAGTGCATAGACCATCGTCTTTGCAGTAGGTCTGTCGATACCTGCGGCGTTAGCGTTTTTCTGATGAATGTCCCCATTCAATAACTCCTCTTGCCAATCAGGGTCTTGCATATAATGAGCTAGACATCTCAACTCGATCCCAGAAAGGTCTGTCCCGACAAGAACATTCCCGTCAGTTACCCTCCATAAAGCCCTACATTCAGCTCCATACTCACTGTTGACATTAGGGATTTGTCCCATGTTTGGTTTCTGATGTGTCATACGTCCAGTCACAGCACCATTAGTGATCACCCTACCGTGTACCCTACCGTCATCCTTGACGTTATCAATCCAAGAGTCTAACAAACCAACACGCTTCTGTATCATCAGATATTCTGCAATCAGTTGTGCTTCAGGTAAGTCAATAGCCTTGAGCGTACCTTCGTCAACTATGATAGTACCTTTCTCAGTCGTCTTAGTAAAGACAACACCACGCTCCTGAAGACGCTCTGCGATTTGTTTACGTGACCCCACATTGAATATGGCAACCCCGTCCTTGAGTCTCTTGCCCGTCTTCTCTGACCAACGCTCTTCCACAATCGGAGGAAATATATTTTGTAAGTGATCAGTAATATAAGCCATTCGATCCTTAAGTTTAGCCAACAAAGAGATAGCTTCTTTTTCATCGAGTTTGAATCCATGGTCTTCCTGCTTCTTCATGATGTGTGCAATTTGATGTTCAAGATCAACAGAGTGACCGTAGCATTCCAATTCTCTTGACAACTTGTCATATAGTTTGACGGTTACGTTGACATCCTGCATACAATAGTCAGCCATCTCATCAGTGTAACCTCCATCAAAATCAGTAAAGTCATCCTTAAAATCACCGAGCCTTTCGCCCCATGCACGTAGACTATGACCACCCTCCAGTTGTGGATTCCATAGCCTTGACATGACCAGAGTATCACGAACTTTGGAGAGGGGAATCTTGACTCCCCAAACCCGTGACAATACTGGCCCATCAAACCCAATGATGTTATGTCCTACCACTACATCAGACTTATCTATTAATGCTTGTACGTGCTTAGCATCTGTATAGATAGAGGTGTAGTTGTCATAGTGGCAACCACAACACCATATCGTAGCGTGCGCAAGATTGGTCTCAATGTCGAGTACCAATACCTTCATTACAAATCGTCCTCATAAATTGTCTCTTTCATACGGCCAGTGTCGTGGCTGTACAGTAGGTTACAAGCAGGGCCAGTGATACCACAGAAACGATTCTTCAGTACTCTGACGCGAGTTGTATTCCGTTCCTTAATATCTTCTGCCTGTCCGTTACGTTCTAATCCTATCACCATATCACTGAGCTGTGCAATAGAACCTGAACCACGTAACTGTGCCAGTGATGTAGCCGCACCTTCTTCATGTCCCTTAGAGTCAGGACGTTTTAGGTGTGACACAACAATCAGTGCAATGCCGGTCTCCTGCACAAGCATACGTAGCCTGGTCATTATCTCATCTATTGCTTTTCGTTCATCTCCACTGGCTTGAGCAGACACCACGATACTAATATGATCGAGGAATACATAACTACACCCCAGTCCCTTGGCAAGATAGCGTACTCGACTAATAATGTTATCAACACTGGTACTACCGAAATGATCGAATAGATATATACGGTCAGTGCCGAGGGTCTCCAAGAAAGCATCTTCTTTTTCTCCAAGTGTTGCCTCGCAGTCGGGTAGATGCAAAGGCTTGTTAGCTGCAAGAGACATGATTGACAAAGCGGTTTTGCGTACAGATTCCTCCAAGAACAGTAGACCTAGATTGTCCTCCGTCTTGTTGAGTACACTCCACACAATCTCACGCACAAACTGAGACTTACCAAGTCCTGATCCTGCTGTGATCGTAACCAGTTCACCTTTACGGATACCATATGTCAGTTTGTTCAGCCCGTCGAAAGGATAATCACAGTCGGACGGTTCAATTGGACGCAGCACTTCTTCAAGTAACGATGACCCAACAATGATTCCATCTGGTACATGCTGATCTGCTTGCCACCATAGCTCACGGAACAAGCCGTCTTGTTTGGTGCTGAGATAGTCGCAAGCATCTTTCAAGTCTCTCTTGTGCTTGAACACCTTACACTTACCACCGAATACCTCAGCAACTTGTGAAGCGGCTCGCTTACCTGCTTCATCTCCGTCAAAGCAAATAACAATCGTGTCAAATGAATCCAACCACTCGTACTGTGCTTGCACATCTTTTACAGCAGATGCTGCACCGTTGCGTATTGAAACAACAGGGAACTTCGATCCCGTCATTTGGTACGCAGCCATTGCATCGAACTCACCTTCAACTAAAGTTACAAACTTACCACCTTTGTTGAACAAGTGTTGTCCAAACAACTGAGCTGACTTCCAATCACCGTTGATAAAGAAGTCCTTGTCAGGTGTCCGAGTCTTGGTAGCAACTACTTTGCCTTGGCTATCAGTGTATCCAAACGTGTAGTCTTTCCCATCAAACAGACACTTATATGTCTTAGCTGTTTCGGAATTGATCCCCCTGTCTAGGATCGTTCGGTATTGGGTATTATCAAACGCATGGCTCGCGTCTGTATCCAATGATTTTGCTTCCACCTTTACCTCCGTATGGGTCGGTGCAACATCAGGCGTGTTATACGCTTGACAGTTAAAACAATATGAAGAGCCATCGTCGTTGTACGACAGAGCATCACTTGAACCACAGTCATTGCATGGTTGGTGCGTCTTCACAAAAGGCACGCTCATTCTCCTTGTACATTTTGCTCAACATCCTGAGTGCATACGCTTCTTTCTCGTCTTTGCAGTAGTCAGCAAGACGGCTCAGTGTTTTCAACAATCCATGTTTATAGATCACTTCGCACATCACAACACAAGCATCATGCTCCTGCATTTCCAACAACGCCTGTTCAAATTCTGTGTCGTACTCAAACATTACTTTGTCCATAACTAAATCCTCTAAAGAGATAACTAAGAATAATAATATTTATATGCTTAGTTAATAACTAAGTTAATATCTTAGCATGTTTATTCATCGAAATCAAGTATGTCATTAATTGACATTAGATCATGCCGTTCAACAGCCTTGACCTCGTCATGTATTGTTTTGTAACAATCGTTACATAAATCTAAAAACTCATTGTAAGTTGCTGATTTCCTTGTTGATTCAAAATCAGTTAAGAGTCTGTCACATGCTTGACATCGCATTTTTTACCCCATGGCTTCGTGATCATCCAGTGACCATAGGGTATCACACCTGACCATAACTCGTCAAATGATTTCGGGTTAGGTTTACGATACACTTGCGTCATGCTCCGTCTTTCTAATCCAAGTGTCTCCTTGTTGCGGCTGATGTATTTAGCCACCGCCGCTCGATGTCTGTTTACCTTTTTAGCAATCTCGCGGGTAATAACCCCTTGCTCCCATAGTTCACAGAGTATCTTTATATCCTCTACTGACCATGTTTGATCTGTCCGGCTCATAGTATATGACCCCACGTTTTACGATTAACAATCTTACAGACGTGAGACTTCGTCAGTTCAAACTTTTCCGCAATATCTAACAGCGTCAACCCTTCCTTTCTCAACTCACGAATCAGAATGACATCTTCAGGATCAATCTTTCTTCGGTTGTGGTTCTGCCAATAATTATTCATTTCGTATACCTCTTCATCCAACATAAAGCGCAATAATAAAACACATCTTTCTCTATTACATCAGCACGTTTACCACACTGACAACATGTTACCTTAGCCGCCATCTTACATATCCCCTATGTCTGTATCCCAGTCTTGCTTATCTGCGTCAACGTACTCCTCAAGCAAAGATCGCAGCAACACTTTCATGGCGATCAGGTTGTGGTAAGTATCGTCTAACCGTTCATCATCCAACAAATACGTGTCGTCGAGTGCTTCAATCGCTTGGTCAACGTGTAACCCAGCATGGCTTATCGCCCGTAATGTTTTATCAGTCATCTCATTCTCCTTCAAGTTCGTTGTACGCTAACTGAAACAATAAGTTATGGCCACTCTTTGACGCACCACGCACGTAATGAAACCCTTTTGTATTTCGTTGCGTCCAGTTCAGACAGTCTCCACATATTTCATCAACCAGTGCTTTGGCTCCTGCGTAGTCAATGAACGACTGCACTCCTTTCAGATAGGGCAGAAACGTAGGGTCACATAATTCCTCTGGGTGATAACGTCCATTCCAATCTTCTGGCATCTCATAAAAATACATCAATGCCACTCTCTTTTTTTCATACGGCCACATAAATACCTCCATTCATGTAGGTTGGTATTGCCCTGCTAACGAACGTCGCTCACAGGGCTTTACAATGCGTCTCAGACCTATTCTGAGAGCTTCCACAGACTCCGGAGTGAGGAAGTCTCCGGAGTTTCGACTGGTAGCTTACGCCAGTCTCGTCAGTGTGGGGTTATAGTTCATTCTCCCGATACTCAACAAGTTTCTGTGTGGTGTACTTCAGCGATGTCATCACCTGATCGAGCGTCTCTGACTCTGTGTCTCCAGTGTCATGTAGTATCACCATAGCCTCATTAAGCAAATCCAATACCTCTCCGGTCTGTTTGTCGATCAAGCGATTGACCCTGATTCTATTTTCATTCCTCATTTTTTACCTCATCATCAAGATTAAACAACCAAGCTATAAAGCCACCGAATCCCATCACAAGGCAAAACCCTGCGATGCCTGCTATTGTGAAAAACAATTCTTCCATATTTATATACATTGTTTCTGTTCCTTTTTCGGTAGTATTACTTGCCTGGCTACAATGCCATGCTTTACGGGTAAGTGTATAGTGAATTTTTGTGGTTTGATGATAGGGTATAGATACTTAACTTTCCCTGGTGCTATATCATATGCGCTATGTTCAGGTACTAAGTGTTTATGTTGTAGCATTCTGAATTGCTTTTCATTCACTACAATAGGCTTGCCGATAATGGCGCTACCAATACAAGCTGCTTTACCTTTACCTGTTCTGACAATCCCTACCCGTTTCCCTACATAAGCTTTTACACTGTCGCTGTTCCTGGTTTCGTAATGCTTCAATCCATCGACAATTAAAGCAGCATAATCTATAGCGTCATCCGCTCGTACGTTTATACCTATCATTGTTCATTGTCCCATTATTTTATTTGCTTTCATCCTGGCATCATCTAAGGATAATGTATGCGGATTCCCTACAAATTCCAATATGTCATGCATACTATCAGTGTCGATAATCCGCAATAAACCATTAGGATGTTTTGATCGATAGGCGACTATGTTTCCATCATATGTCGCCACAATATCCCATTCTGTTTCCAATTGTTCCTTGGTGAACGTAGTGTTTAAGTTTATATACATTGTCTCTTTTCCTTATACGTTAACGATTGGAATCAGTGTACTAGTCTTAAACTTGGCTTGTCTACTACCATGAACAGCGATGACAATGCTTTTGTTTGTGCGCTTGTTTCCATTACACAAACCACAATCCAGGCACGTCATACCTTTACTATCCGATAGACACTCAATTTCAGTGTCGTGCATTGCATCGCCTACCATTGCTACTCGAAACGTACGTGCGCCTTTATCCTGCCATTTTTGCGCCTGTTTCGGACTATCGGCACTAATCATACAAATCGATAAAAATCTTTCATCAAAGTTTTTATGTTTCGCTTGATGTGTATAGCCTGTATGACCAATCCCTACGTTTGCCAGGTAGTTCATAATTTCAAATGGTGCTGCTGCTGGATCCCCATAGGCACCTAGTCGCACCTTTCGATGCTGCAAATAATGTTCATGCTGTTCCTGGTTATACTTCGGATACTTTCCGGCTTTATATGCACGATAGATAGCTAGTGGTGCTTGTCCTATGTTGACATAGCATGCGCCACCATTGTGCCAACGGTGTACACAATTCCCGCATACACTACTATCGTTTCCAATCTTGTAAGCTTCGATCGGCGACATGTCACTACGAACTATCCATACCTGCACCATGGCCCCGGTTTTAGTATTGCTTGTTTCAAGTGTTGCGATGACAACAATTGGCGCACCATCTAAAATAGATGCACCTTCATACATAACGAAACCTTTAAGCTTTTTCGATGCTTTCGGTTTTTGTGCGCTGATTCCAACAAGTCGTTTCATTGTTCCTGTTCCTTATAACGTTGACGACATTACAATTTAATGCCGTCGTCTTGTAAAGCTTTCAATGTTGCGATCATGCTACTACCTCCTTTGGATAGAACTTCATTGCTTCAACCATCCCCATGACCTGATTAAACAGTATCTGATACGCGAGCTTCTTCATATGTCC